CATTATATAATTCGAAATCTTTGTTAAACGCCGTTTTTAGTTGTTCTAAGCAATGAGCATCAAATACAATCTCATTTTCTTTATTCTTTCTGAAATTTGCTTTGTGATTCGGTAATGGATGAGTTATTACTAAACTTAATTCTTGCATTAAATCAGATATGCATTTATTTATATTTTCATATAACCAATATTCTCCGATATAATCATTTCCAAATTTAGAAAAGTCTGCTTGTATTAAACTTGAGTTTGGTTCATCACGGAAAGTGCCATTAGGCGCTAACCGTTTATATAGAGCTAAATCAATAGGCTTTCCTCTAGCTTTCCATTTTGCGTAGAAATAAAAGAAGCTTTTTTGTCTATCAACTGGATCTCTTAAAACAGAAATAACTTTATAAGTTCTAGCTTGATGTTCTGTTACGATATTTTCTTTAATTAAATCTTCAATAGTAAGATGATAGTATTTAAAATCACGCTTATACTTTTTAACAATATTGCCATCAAGATTGCCGCGTATGTTAGAATCTTCTACTGGAGTATAAATCGCGTTTCCATCTGGAATATTCTTAATGAAAAATTCAGATAAACTACTGCTCGCAGTCTTTGGTGAACGAAGAAAAATTAATTTGTATCTATGAGAAACGTACATTATACACCCCTATCATATGTTATACTATTGGCATGACCAGTGGAACCCCATTTATGATCTGCATAAACTTTATCAGGTCCGTCATATCTTTTTGCGCCACCAATATAAAACAATGGAATAAAGTAATGAGATGGCCAAACATTGAGCTTATGCCTCCAATTTGGTACATGTTTTGAGAGGAACATATTACCCGTAGACCTAAAAGGTTCGCGGCTTAATTCGTTAGCTTTAACTTGGTGCAATGTATCAATAACATGCTTAACAAATTCGTTGCCGGGATTACAAGCCATAATTGGTTGAATGAAATTCTGTCTGCCCTTTTCGTTCTCATAACAAGAATATGCATGATCTTCAGGTGCAGTAAATAACTCATTGGTATTTTCTAAACATACCATATCAGCTTCAGGCCAAAAACCGCCGTGCTCGTATAGAAGTTCGTATCTAATTAGATCAGATACGCCGGGCCATTTGCCCATACTATAATAAGCGTCAATAAGATGTTGGTTATGCCATTTGCGCGATTTTAACATTTCATCTGTAAATATGGAATAGTTCCAGTCCGGATGTTTATCTCTCCATGTATGCATCCATTGCAACGGAGCCGGTTTAGGACCAATCCATATTTGAGTTAGTTTCTTCTCAATATTCATAATAAACCTTACTTCTGAATCCACCAAACGAAATCATCTTCAACATTCCAGGAATTTTCACCAAAGTATTCTGTGACTGCACGTTTAACTGTTGGGAAATGAATATCGTGACCTATAACTCTACCACCTGGGCGGACTTTACTTTCCCAAGCTTTAATATCTCTTAAACAACCTTCATAGCCGTGATCAGCGTCAATAAACACGAAGTCTAAACTTCCGTCTGGTATGTTCTTAGCAGCTTCAGTAGTATAATCTTTAATAACGATCGCACGACCTGGATAATTACTAGAGAAAGCTAACAAGTCTTGGTGATATTTGTTGTGACTCCAAGGATGCCCGTTTTCTCCAGGAGTCCATTTTTCTGGGCCATTATTATCTGGTTGTGATTCATATAGATCTACACCGATAAGATTCAAATCTGGGCAAGACTTAATAAGATGTTTAAAATTAGCACCATCATGAATGCCAAGCTCAGCACCCTTTGTCCAGTTATTTTCTTTTACGAATCTTTCTAAAGTATTCCAACGCCAAACATTACCACCATCATTTCCACGATCTCGTATTCTTCCCATAATCATTTCTCCGCTTATTTTTAATATAAAAAAAGGTGAACACTAATGCTCACCAAATTATTTATATAAATTTAACTAGTTGCTATTTAAGCATTAATGCTTTTGCTTCTTCTATATGGCCATTTGAAGCTAGTCGAGAAGCTTTTAGTGCTAGTTTTACACTGATTATTGTATCAGAAAGATATTTAAGCATTAGATAGCACCTTTCCAAAGCGTTCTTGTTTAGCTTTGGCTTTAAGTCGTGCTAATTTATTTCTTGACTGCTTGCGACTGTCGTATAGACATTTCATATGGTCTGCAGTAATACCTTGCTTACCAGTCATTGCGCCAATTGCTCTACTATAACCAATAATTTCTAATCTTAGATAAAAACGTGCTAACATGCTATATTTGACCTCGCACATTTTTTATTTACTTCCATAGGCTTATCACGAATAGAATCTGCATAAAAATTATCATAATCATAAACTGCAGACATGATTTGCGCGCGACAAATACCGATATCACTTAATTCATAGTTAGTTAACGCGTTAAGCTCTCTAAAAGCTTGGCGGCGTTCTGCTCGCAATTTCATAACACTATTAATTTGTGTAACTAACATTGTAATTGAACTGATAAACATTGAAATTTTGCTCAATGGTGCTGCTTGGGCCATCTTTTGTCATCTCCTTGATGCGTATAATTTGTAATCGTGAATTCGATTTACAACTATATTTATCAAGAAAAGGCTAAAAAACAACCTAAAGAGGTCGTATATTTTGGAATAGCTGTTATTCATTAGGGGCAACTGTGACATCTTGTCACTTATGTATTATAGCTGAGTTTGTACAACATTAAGTGTTACAGAAACCGTGCTAGGAGCAAATGCGGTTGCCGGTAAAGCAGCTAGATATATTGCTGGCGCAGTTGTTGCCCACATAATTTCTACATAGTCATCTGGTAAAAGAGGTAATGATATGTTTGTTGAAATGCTAAATGTGTCGCCGTTTGTAACAGTTGTAGCTCTTGTTGACCCGATAACATCTGTTCCATTTTTTCTAAACCAGAAATATACGATACCTTTATTAGATGTTGCAGTAACTTGACCTGAAACTTGGAACAGATAAAACCCAGATTCATCAACTAATATTTCTGTATCATCAATTCCGCCAAAGCTAACACCTTTTGATATATTAGTTTCGTTAAATTGAACTGCTTGTGCCGTATTAATGCCGCTTGCAGTTTGGGCTGTTGTTCTAGAAAAACGTCCATAATATTTTTGCTGTTCAATAGTTGGACGGGCAAAGATCTCACCGTCCTCAGTGCCTTTCTTAAGTACAATAGCAAATGGAATTACATTATTAGGGGCGGTCGGTTTAGCATTTGTAAGCTGGCCAGTGTTCTCAGGATCAGCATATAGAATATCACCTACTTCCCAAGCAGAAGTATTTAATTCGCGAACTTTACCCCAAACTGTAATTCTACCATCTTGTCCAGAATCTAAATCATGCGTTGCAACACCCAAACCATATAAAGAAGGAAAAGTTCCATTAGCTACCATAGGACTTACAAGTAATCTAGCTCCTGACCCACTATCAGGTTCGGCACCAGTAAACATAACAGGTGTGCCATTTACAATAGTATTTGCAGTACCGTTTCTTACAAAAGCGTATAATTCTTGTCCAACTTGCTGAGTAACACCGTCTTGATGCTTAATGTTTATGGTTTGATCTAGATAATCCCAACATAGAGTACCAACTGCATGTTCATGCGATCTAGCATCGTGATTAACATCAAAACTTATATTATCAATTGGACCAATTTCGTTTGTAAACTGTACCTTTTTAGTAGCAACATCGTATTCTAAAACCCAGTTATCGTTATTCGCAGTCATTCTCGCGCGGTTAACATCATCTAGATAACGAAAGTTGACTTCACCACCACCGCCAATACTCTGCATCTGTTGCTGAATACGACCCAAGAACAAGTTATAATGATCGTTCATTTGCTTTAGAGTAACAAACTCTTTATTAGGTTGCACGAGTGGATCATTCCATCTTTCTGATTCAATACTCTCAGATATGCCGCTAGATCTATTAGAACTTAGCAAATTTGCAGTCATCTGTATAATTTCTGTGCTGGATAAGTTCTTTACTTCTGCTTCAAGATTTTCTTCAATTATTTCTTTAGGTATATAATGAGGTGCAGCTTCCCTTAGAAGATTTTTGAGTTCTTCTAACGGACTAATTTTTGGTTGTTCAATAGACTCTTCTATCTTTTCAACAATAGGCTCTAGCTGAATTTCAAAATTGCCTTCTTGAGCTTGTTTCATAAGCTTTTTGAGTTCTTCTATAGCGGTCATTTTTGCCACCCTTTTATATACTTATCGCTGAAGTTCGCGTTACTAAATCCTAATCGATCTACTAGCTTAACAGCGTTCTTGCCCATCTTATCAATTGCAACAAAGCCTTCTTGCTCTGTTACTTCATAACCATCTGCGGTTCTTAAGAATGTGCCTATTGTCTTTGCTTTATCGAGTTTGCTGATAATCATGCGCTTAGCATCTATAATTATATTGTACAATTCAAACACTGCTACAATCTGGGCTGTAGGTGTTTTTCTAAAGTATTCTAAGGTAGCATCTTTCTTTACTCGCTGGGCTACTTTGCCCTTTTCAGTCTTTCGCTTATCTGCTTCTTTATCATATACAGCAGCAATATAAGCTTCTAAATCTTTTACAAATGATCTTGGATTCTTGATACGTTCACCAGCCCGAATCTTTGTGTTAACGAATGTTTTTACTCTTATAAGAGTATCTTCGTTACCTGAAATACCATCTAATGTATCTCTCTTAATAGTGTTGAATAACTTACCAGCTTGGCTAAGAAGCGCAGTAACTTTCTCTGTTTCTTTTTTTGTAAAGTTTGCAGTACCAGATACATCTTTGTAAATAGCATCTACTGACCAGACTGATTTTGTTTTGTTGAGGCTAGAAGCAATCTCCTCTCCAAAGCTTGCAGACATTTCTTCAAAGCTTGATCCTCGGTATGTTGTGTGCCAGACCACACCGATTTTGGATCCGAGAATTTGTTTGCCGAGATCTGAGTTTTTAGGTACCGTGTAAACAATCGTATTAGGATGGAAAGTAATGTGCGGTTCACCTTCAATGTCCACCACTTTGAGATCTTTTTTAGCATATAGAAAATCACCTTGTACTACACCTTTAATTCCAAGTTTTGGTAACTCAGCAAGGGCTAGTTTCATTTTATCATTCAAATCACCCGAAGCTATATCGGCGTCAATTTCAGCAGCAGTTTTATATACCTTCGGATTCTTATTGAAGATGCCTTTCTTAGCTACGAAAAACTTCTTATCAGATGGATCAATACCAGCAAATACTGCTGGCGCGCCATCCCATTTAACTGTAACATTTACTTTTGATGGAGCAGTCCCAGCAAGCATGTCACGTAATGCTCTTAGGAAGTTAATAGCCTCACGAGTACCATTCACACCTTGGTTTAAAATAGCATCTTCTAAATGCTCCATGTGTGTATTCTTATTTTCTGTAATATAACCTTTGTAGGATAACATTATGCTGAAGTCCTTACTCTATTATGTGTAAATGGGTTTTTCTTTTTGGTTCCAGGCTTCATTGAATAAGGGCTCGTTGGCATGTTATTAATTTTAATTTCAGGCTGAATTTCATAGAAAGGCTTGCTTCCACGAATACCAATTCTCATTTTAAACGAACCCATGCATTGACCTTTTCTTCCTAGTTCTGGAATATCGGTAGGAAGACCGAGCGGATTCTTTTTACCAATCATATAGAAATCATCGCCAGCTTGCATGTAATGCGCAGGTTCAGCTTTACCTACTAAATAGTGCTGAGTTACTAGCTGACCAAGATCTACATTAGGTACATCAAGAATATACTGTGTTCTTTTGCTCATATATTCTTTCATCTTCACATACGAAACTGCATTTGTATTTTTAAGCAATCCCATAGTAGAAGCAACGGTCATATCTTTCCAATTTTTAATACCAGCAAATTGTGCAACATCTTTCAAGAACTGAATTGTTTTAAGATCTTTTGTTAGATACTCAATAGCAAATTTCTTTACTGGATCTAGTGGCGTAGCCGCAGTCCATTTACCGTTGACATACGAAACGCGAGTGTTACCAAGATTATCGGTGTGGTTCATCTTGACTTCAAGCCAAGTTACTTTACCACCCATCTGAAGTTTAACATCGGCGAATTTAGCACTAACCTTTGGCCTAGTGGCTATAACGTCGTCTAACGCATTAATCTCATTTGCTATCTGTATTTCATACGAATCTGACTTAGCGCTCATTTCAAACAACTCCATCTCTTCTGTAACAAAGGTCTTAAAATTCTTCATCTAACCACTCTATGAATTGCTGTAATTACTTATTTATAGTAATTACGATATACCGCCAGCTGAGAACATTGTTTTCTTGCTACCTTGACCAAATGCAGTTTTATCAAAAGCGGGACCGGTATCCTTAGAATTAGCAAATGAAGCTGTATTAGCAGCACTAGTACCGCCGATGCCTCGTTGGGCACTTTCTTCTAGATCATAAATCTGCATCTTAGCTCGATCAATACCGACTACAAATCGACGATAGTAATCTAATGCACCCCAACGATTTTTCAATTGCTTCATCATTAGTTGGCCAAGATTATCTAGCTCTTCAGTTGTAATCAAACCGATAATACAATCAGCAGTGTGAGTTATACCCATAGACTCTGAAGTATTAGTAAGATCAACGTCAGAATTACCGTAACCATCACGATTGAATTGAGACGAAGTAACCACAGCACAATTGTATTCCATTGCAAGACCACGTACCTCTTCAGCAATTGATTTTACTAGAGTATAACTATTTGCTGCAGCAGCACCTTTAATACGTTGCGACGCACAAATATTCAAGTAATCGATAAAGATTACATCAGGAGTAAAGTTCTTCTTCATTTTTAATTCATTAAGCAAATGACGGAAGTGACCAACGTGGGCAGAACCAGTAGGATATTCTTTAATAACTAATTGACCAGTACACTTCGATTTGATACGTTCCATGCGCTTTTTGTAAACATCACGTGGCAATACTTTTAGTTCATCGAGAGTAACATCCATCATATTAGCATCAATACGCTCAGCTACGCGTTCTTCAGCCATTTCCATAGTAATGTACAAACAGTTCTTACCAGTCATTAGATAACTAGCAGCTGCGTGACATTTAACGAGAGATTTACCGCCGCCTGTTGTGGCTAGCAGTACAGTCATAGACTTACGAGGTAAGCCGCCTTTAGTAATTTTATTTAGAATATCAATATCGAACGGCATGCGTTCTTCTTTACGGTGATAAAATTCATAACGATCATCAGCATCTTCAATAAAATCGTGACCTACCGAAGTATCAAAGCTAATACCCAATGAGTCGGAAAGTAACTGAGGAATAGCACCTTTGTCGTGTTCTTTATCTTCGCCATCCATAATCAAAATAGCTTTACGGATAGAATTGAATAGATCTTTATCTTGGCAGAACTTTTCAGTTTCTTTAACAAGCCAGTCAAAATCAGTAGCATTATCTACTTGTAGACCGTCAACAGCATTCATCATACCTTGGTACGAAGATTCGTTTAAGTCTTTGCGCTTATCTAAGGAGATTTTAAGAGCTTCAATTGAAGGTGGCGCTTTGTATTCTTCGACATAAGTTGAATATGTATCAAAGATCTTTGTAAGATTACTATCATCAAAGTATTCACCTTTAATATAAGGATAAACTTTACGATAATATTCTTCGTTAAATATAAGATTTGCTATAACAGTGTTTTCAATCATTGAATATTCCGATTATTAGTTGAGTACTGGCGACCAATATAATCAGCCGCCAGCACATTCAAGTATTATTTACTATAATAATATACATCATATAGAATGTCAACTATTAATTTTCGTCTTCGTCATCCAAGTCATCAAGTACAGCAGTTACGCGCTTACTTTCATCATCATCTTCACGCATAATGGAACCAGAGGCACCAATTGTAAAGTTGTTCTTAATGAATGTACTGAAGTCTGTTTTCTCAAACATCATGAGCCAAAAATCTTTATTATCATTAACTTCTTTAGCTCGCATTAGTTTTTCTGAAATAACTTCACCAGTTGCTGGATTAATTGCTTCATACCAACCAACCTTCGGCTTATTCAGATAACCACCTTTCTCAGCAATCTCCATTAGACCAGACCACTTAACAATACCACCTTCCCAAGATACCGAGACTGGAATCTTAGACTTCTCTTTAACATGTCGAGATTTCTCAATGTTAATAATGAAGTGATAGCCTTGAATTTCAGTGCCAACTTTATCTTGCTGACGACCAATAATCCAAATTGCATCGGCTGAATAATAAATTCCTGTGCCACCAGAAACAACAGCCTTAGGAAACAATCCAATCTCTTGATACGT